TCGATACGGTTATCGGCCACGTTAATAATTTCACCACTATCTGATTTGAAGTGACCAGATAGTATTTGCTGTAATCGAAGTAGTTGTGTCATGACGTTTCGAGTAGTCATGAATTCCTGATCGTCAAGATGCGACACACAATATTTTCTTATCTCTTCATAGATACGCATTTGCTCAGTGCTCATGGCAACTTCTCTTACCTGGTAAATCTTTTCGGGTAGGTCAAGGCAATCTTCTTTTAATACGCGAGAAGAAAAATGTTGCAACAGGGAGTTCAACTGCTTAATGTTTTTGAACCCCACTACATCTTGGAAGCTATGTGATTGTAGATGTCTTCTTACAACTACGGCATAGCGATATTGAAATTTGTGAAACGACTCGCCTACATCGCCCAATAAATTTTTGGACAGGAACCGCACTTGCGCCCACAAGTCGAGAGGCGATTTGGTAATAGGGAAACCTGTAAGAATTCTTTTGTACATTGCAAACTCACTGAGCTTGATAAGGTTCTTGGTCCGTTTTGCAGTGGGCTGTTTAATGGTCGTTGATTCGTCTACTGCTAACATAGAGCATGAGCGCATTAATACTTTTTGTAAGTACTGGCATCCTTTTTTCGTGGACAGTGCTTCGATGTTAATCAGAAATATTTTTAACTCTTCGCAAGTTTCTAAAAAGTCCTGTCGTTCCTTTTCAATCTTTTTTGAATTAGAAGGTTTCCATACCATTATCTTTCTTTCGATACGGTCAGGTAGGTGCGTGGGTATCTCTTGTTCTGCCCAGTTACGATAGACTCCCTTAGGTGCTGTGATGACCAAGGTATCAATTAATCTGTTCTCGAATAGTGTAGCTGCGTTATCGATACAGACTTTAGATTTGCCTGTTCCCATTTCCATGAACCACGCATAGTTCTTCGAGTTCCAACATTTTTGCAACACTTCTTTTTGGTGTTGATAGGGTTCAGTTTTGAATTGATATTTTATCATTCAACTTCTCCAATGCTTCGATGAGTCTGAGGACAAGCTCATGGTCGTCCCCAGACTCTGTATCGACAGAGATAGTAACTTCTATCTTCAAGCTGTAAGACCTACCTTAATATCCTGAGGGTCTTCTTCTTGTATAGTTACTTTTCTCTTGTTTGGATTGCTCACTATCTTTTGCGCTTGTTCTAATGCGACCTTCGCCCCAAAGGTTACACCGAGCTTAAACAACTCTAAGTCTCGAAGCCCTTCATTCAATCTAATAGCTTCCAAACAGCTTTCAGGTATCTTATACTCATCTAACCAACTTTTGTTATCTGACATTTTTTTATCTCCTTGTATTGCATTTCATCAATTCCCATATTATACTGCCAAAACATCGTAAAACACAAGCGATAGATTAAAGGAGAAAGAGTAATGTTTAATGAAGAGATAACAGTAGAAGAGATTAGGTCATCAGTAGCCACTTTAGATAAAGACTTACGAAATGCCGCCAGTACTATGACGGATGATGAAGCTAGATTTTTAGTGGACTCATACTATCAAATGCAAGGTAGTAGGATACGGGCGAACAATCAGATAAGACAGATTGGAGAAGAGCCACACGACATTTTATTTTGGTTGTCTACGCAGTCCACGGTATTAGAAAGAAATGTAAAGTCAGCATTGAATGTTTATTCCAATGCACATCCTATTGGCAAAAGAATCCGCACAGTAGTTGGTATCGGTGAGGTGATTGCATCGGGGTTGGTGGCACACATTGATATCACAAGAGCACCCACAGCAGGAGCCATCTGGCGATTCGCAGGGCTTGACCCAACGATGGAGTGGAAGAAGAAAACCAAGCGTCCATTCAATGCACAATTAAAAGTGTTGTGTTGGAAGTTGGGTGAGAGCTTTGTCAAGGTATCGGGAAACGAGAATGCTTTTTACGGTAAGGTATATAAGGAGCGTAAGCAGTCAGAAATTAAACGTAATGAAGAGGGAGCGTTTGCGGATCAGGCAGAGGCTATGCTCGAGAGAAAGAATTTTAAGAAAACGACAGAGGCATACAAGCATTACATTAATGGGAAGTTGCCACCAGCACATATTCAGGCGAGGTCTACCCGTTATGCAGTGAAACTGTTTCTCTCACATCTGCATGAGGTGTGGTACAAGCATGAGTATGGTAAGAACCCACCGAACCCATTTGTATTAGAGCATGGAGGTCATGCCCATAAGATTGAACCACCTTTTTAGCCATCGCAACAGATAGAAACAAGTCCCGCGAGCGAGCCATGCGATCGGATAGAAACATGAGATAGGAGCGAGCCATTAAATTAGATAGAAACATCTACAATGAGCGAGCCATCAAGCAGGATAGAAACAGGTACGCTGAGCGAGCCAGACAGCTTGATAGAAACAACGCCTAAGAGCGAGCCAGGACGAAGGATAGAAACACATATGCGGAGCGAGCCAGTACGCTTGATAGAAACAAGAAATGTGAGCGAGCCAGTGGTCGCGATAGAAACAAAAAAGAAGAGCGAGCCAGACGGCCTGATAGAAACAAGTAAACCGAGCGAGCCAGAAGATGAGATAGAAACAAAAATTTTGAGCGAGCCAACAATGATGATAGAAACAGGGTAAATGAGCGAGCCACGCGAAGGATAGAAACATCAATAAGGAGCGAGCCAATAACGATGATAGAAACAGGATTGATGAGCGAGCCAAAACAACAGAGAGAACTAATTAAATAGAGCGAGCCAAGTAGGATGATAGAAACAGCGACAAAGAGCGAGCCACTTTGGTTGACAGAAACAAGCATGTAGAGCGAGCCAATTACGATGATAGAAACATACTATCAGAGCGAGTTATAAGTGAGGAAAAAGATGAATATCAGAAGAAAAACTAATAGAGACTTAGAGGAAGAGGTTGCAGCTTTGAAAACTAGAATAGCTGCATCAAGAAGTAACCTTGCAAGGTTTCATTTATTAGCTAGAGAAATTCCTACGGGTTACTCGAAGGAAGATTATCAAGCAACGATTGATGGCATCTATGAAGAAGTAAAGGATCGCATATTATGAGTGATGAATTGTTTGAAGAGTTAAAAGCAGATGCAAAGGATTTTGCAAAAACAGAATCAGCAGATGTAAGTGATTTAAGTCAGATTATAGAAGAGGCTGAAAAGTTAAGAGAGGAACTCGAAGAAGCTGAAGAAAAAGTGAAGCGTGTGAGAAAAAAATATGACGCTTACAAATATGAGCGCATTCCGAATTTGATGCAAGAGATGGGGGTTACGGAACTACAGGCGGGAAATAGCAAGGTCAAACTAAAGAACTACGTATCCGCTCGTATGCCAAAAGACCCTGTTCTAAAAATAAAAGCGTTAGACCATCTCAGGGATTTGGGAAAGGGCGATTTCATAAAGAACGATGTCACGGCCAGTTTTGGCGTGAGTCAAGATGAGAGGGCTTTGAAACTTCTGGCGGAGTTATCAGGGCATGGGTATGATGTCGTTTCTAAAACATGGGTCGAACCACAGACTCTGAAAAAAGTGGTGAGAGAAAGTGTCGAGAATAAAGAAAAGATAAAATTAGATTTATTTGACGCTCAAATTGGAAGTTATGTAGATATAAAAGGAGTTTGAAAATGGCACAAGGCATAACAGAAAAGAAACTACAGGAGGCTTTAACGGCCACTGCAAATATGGGAATGGAAGAGGTCACAGCAGATGATCTGCAAATGCCCTTTTTACGGATTGTTCAGGCGATGAGTCCTGAGGTAAATAAAAAAGACAGTGCGTATATCGAGGGCGCAAGTCAGGGAGATATCTTTAATACTGTTACTAGGAAACATTGGAATGGTGATGTAGGGGTATTAGTGATTCCTGTTTATTACCAGTTGAAGTATCTCGAGTTTATACCGAGAAGTCAGGGCGGTGGGTTCGTAGGGGAGATACCACCTAATGATCCGCAACTTAAAGAAGTGGTTCGTGACGAAAACAACATGGAGTTGTTGAAAAGCGGTAATGAGTTAGTTAAGACCGCACAACACTATGTGAAAATTGTTCACGAAGTGGAAAAAAACAATTATGAGCTAGAGAGTGCCGTAGTTGATATGAAAAAGACGAGCTTGAAAAAGTCTCGAACTTGGAATTCTTTGATGGGAATGCAAAAAATAGAGGGCAATACTATGGCTAGTTTTGCAAACATCTATAGGTTGACTACTGTCGAAGAAGGTAACGACAAAGGTAACTGGTACACGTTTAATCCACAACACGAAGAGGTGATACCATCGATTGATCTCCTTAATGAGTGCAAGGAGTTCCACGGTGCGATTTCTGAAGGTCAAGTAAAACTGGCGATACCCAGCCAGGAGCCAGAGTTACTTGAATCTCAAACACCAGAAAATTCACCCTTCTAGTTGAGGTGTGCCCCCTTCGGGGGGCATTTTTTATGAGTGTAACAAAATTTTATACTATTTTCTCAGGGTGTCAGTCAGCACACGGGCAAACTAAGGTTTTAGATAGTGCCAAAAATGGCAAGATGAAAGCCAAGAGTTTTATTGTTCGTGAACCGTTGACCACGGATCTTGTGCAAAAGCATTTTGATGGTAAACAAGGTATAGGCTCGATTCCTATTGACGAGTCTAATCACTGTGTTTTTGGTGCTTTAGACATAGACGATTATAACTTAGATTTAATCGCCGTGAAGAAAAAGATAGACAGGTTAAAACTACCTTTGGTGACTTGTCGTTCTAAGAGTGGGGGTGCTCATTGTTTTCTATTTGTAACTGAGAAGATAACGGCAGCTGAGATGCGAGACAAACTGGCTGAGTTCGCGTCAGCTTTGGGTTTTGGTGGATGTGAGATATTTCCTAAACAAGAGGAAGTGAAGGTAGAGCGTGGAGATGTAGGGAATTTTATTAACTTACCTTACTTTGACGTTAAGTATCCTACTCGTTATGCAATTCGCAGTGATGGGGAGGCTTACTCGCTTGAGGAATTTTTTGAGCAAGTAGATAAGCATATGATGACCCCACAGAAACTTGATGAGTTTAGGGTGCATGATGATGATGATTTATTACCCCAAGGGCCACCTTGTTTACAGAAGTTAACAGAGTTTGGGATACCAGAGGGTGGTCGT